ATATATAAACTATTAATACTTTTTTAATAAAAAAAATTGAAATCTTTTATTAAACTTTAAAAATAAGTTTACTAAAATGACAACGCAAGCACTAATGATGTTGAGTCTTGTATCGAGTAATAATATGTCAAATATGTTTGTCTTAAATTATTTAACAACACAAGAGAAAAATAAATTTTTACAACTTAAAACTCGACAATATGAATATACACACAATCACTTAACTAATAAGAGAGCTTTAATGTTAGCAAAACAGAAGAAAAATAATTATAATATTATTAAAGAGCATAAGCGTTAAATATTTATACAAATTATAAATAAAATCTTGAATATTCAAATGTAATTAATAAATTTTTTATTATGCTTTATAAATTTATTAAGCATAATTGTTTAAAAATAATTTTATAATAAATTTATATAGTATTTATAATATATATTATGGCAGCTACTAATTTATATAATGTAACTTTACATAATTTGGAAGGACATAATAATATGAATAAATCAATAGCAAATAGAAATTTTCCATCAAATAATTTAGCAATGAATTTTTCATTTAGACCAGTAAATACAAAATATACATTAATGCCTACTTATAATCATCCAATTGAATCCACTGTGCCTATGAATAATAATGCAGTATATGATGTAAATAATACATTTTTTCCAGGAACTAGAAAACCACATTTTGGCGGTTTTTCAACAAATGTTGATAAAGAATCTACTTTAAGAAACCAATTTTTTGCTTTACAAAAAGCAGATCAAGTCGCATATCTTCCAAATAGTTCTAGCGATTTATATGAAAATAACATTAATTTTTTAACACATAACAATAATTTAGACGCGCATTTATTATTTAAGGAAGAAAGTTTTAATGATTTCAATCCAAATATATCTAGTTCAATTGGAAATGAAATATTTTATAACTCAACACGAGTTCAATTAAAAGATTTAAAATAAAGTTTATTATAATATTAAATTATGAAACAAAATAATAAAAATAATAAAATTAAGAAGTCAAAACAAATGAATATAGTAAATATTGATTTAGAGCAAAAAGAAGTTAAGGAAGTTAAGGAAGTTAAGGAAGTTAAGGAAGTTAAGGAAGTTAAAGAAGTAAAAGAAGTAAAAGAAGTTAAAGAAGTTAAAGAAGTTAAAGAAGTAAAAGAAACTAAACAACTAAAACCTATTGAGTCATTTATAAATAACGTAGACTTATTATATTTAACAAATCAAGTTCAATATGCAAAAACAAACAAACTAGAAAATTTATTAAGTAATAATAGTTTATTAAAAGAAATTTTTGATAATTTAGAAGACAATATTAATGTATATAAAGAGCAAATTTTAAAATATAATACTTCTACTTTAGAAAAATTATTAGTTAATAATACAAATAATACTAATAATACAAATAATACAAATATAGGTGAAAAATATAAAATGTATTATCTATTATATGTATTGAACTTAATACTACATTTAAAAGAAAAAAAAATGAAAAACATAATAAAAGATGAACTTAAAGAGTATTCTAATAGTAGTGTAAATAATGTAACAATTAGTGATTTTAATATAACTACTGAAACAATTAATTGTATGTGTCCAAATGATACTTCAAAAAAAATATCGAATTTAGATTTGTTTGTTGTAAGAAAATCAAATAAATATAATAAAAAAATACTTCCACAAAAAAGGGAATAATTTTTTTATAATTATATATTAATTAGCAAATATATAATTATAATGATTAATGTTAAAAACAATATATATAAAAAATTTACAAAAACATTAAAAAAATCACCTTTAAAAATGCGTTTACATAGACGAAAACAAAGAAAAACTCATAAATTTAATAAACTTAAATGTTCACCATATCAAAACAAAAATATAGATCAAGAATTAAAAGATTATACTTGCTATTCACGAAGCAACTTGCAATTATTCAAAAATGTATGGAATGCAAATAGTAGTAATAAAATAGTAACAAATAATAGTAAAGAAATATGGGAATATTTTAAGAACAAATTAGATAAGCAATGTTACGATGAATTATGCTGGTTAAAAAATACCCCATTAAGTAAAGTTAATAACAGTGAATTATTAATAAAAGAAATATTTAAACCTTTCTCTCCAGAAGCATGGTCAAATAAGCCAAATACATGGTTATCTAGTGTTGATATAATAAAAATAATGAAGCAATATGAAAAATCAAATAAGAATTTCAAATTTATTGGTCCATCACCTATAGATTTTGACTCTAAAGAATTATTTTCAACTTGTGTATGGGAGCAATTATGCAATTTTAATTTAGAGGAACACATAAGAAATAAAATTAGTAAAATAGGCGTAATATTTAATACTGATCCGCACAATAAACCAGGACAACATTGGATTTCACTATTTTTAGATTTAGATAAAAAATTTATTTTTTATTTTGATAGTAATGGGACTAAAACACCAAAACAAATTAAAGTTTTAATTGATAGAATAGTAAATCAAGCACATAATTTAAATATTAAATTAATTGTTGATAGTAATGAAGGATTCACACATCAATTTAGCGATGGACAATGCGGTATGTATTCATTATATTTTATAATAGAATTATTACAAGAAAATAAAACGTATAATTATTTTAAAACTACACGTATTAAAGATGAAACTATGAGAGAATATAGGAAAAAATATTATAATGAGGCAAATATAAAATTGAGTTCGCTATTTGATGATTAATTTTTTACTTGCTCTTGTTCTTCATGCTCTGCAATTAAATATGGACTAACCCTAGAAATGTTAGTATTATTTTTCTTAGTCAAATCTAATTTAGTTAATATATATTCACCACATGGGCCACAATTGTCTTCATTTGCCAAATCTATTTTCTTGTTTAGTTTAATAGCACATCGTTCTTGACTCCATCGCCCAAGAGGCCCCACTTCATTTAAAAATAACATATTAAATAGCGTCTTGCTATATAAAAACTTGTTTGCTTTTATAAAAGGCATTATGCTTATTATTATACTATAAACAAACTTAGTATAATAATAAATCAATTTTTAAATAAAAATGGTATGCATAAATAAAATTGAGTTTAGGGTTTAATTTTACTATTATAATAATAACTATAATAATCAATTATGACAACAACAACAAAAAAGGTGCTTACTGAAGATTTAGGTAAAATATTTGAAATGGCAATATGTTTATATTATGATACACCCTATGATGGAAATTACAAATATAGTTTAGAACAGGCAGAATCTCTCAAAAACAAATTTACAAATTTAAAAAATGTGTTTCCTTATGCTATTAAACATTGTGCTAGTCGTGGAAATAAATATGATTTTGAATGTATAGATGACTGTACAATCCATTTAAGTGCTAAAACAACAAAAAAAGATGGCAAAGTTTGTCCACAAGTTATAGGGCAACCCTCGCGCAAGAAGTTTTGCGAATTTTTTGAAATTGACCCAGTCACCAGTTTAGAGCAAATTAAATTATATATTATAAATAATATAGCTAATTTATTACAAGACTATAGTGCAAATACTTTTGACTGCCCTATACTCTATTATAATAAACATAAAAATTTATTGGCATTTATAGTATTAAAAGAGCATATAAATTGGTCAAATTATGCTATTAAATTTAGTCATAATGAAAAAAATAAATTATGGAATGAAAGTTCTTCTATTAGCATAGACGGAATAACTATTGGTGAATTTCAAGTTCATAATAAACGTGATTGTATTAAATTTCGTTGGTCATTTGAAAAATTTCTTAGTATGTTTGAAAAATATTTTACAATTAGCAATTTGTAAACATATTTAAAAAGTATGATTATAAGAGTGGTAATATTTTATCATAATATGTTTTACTAATTTCGCATCCTTTAAAATTGCGTTTAGTATTTTTGGATGCTAGTGCTGTAGTTCCTGACCCTAAAAATGTATCTAATACTGTATCACCTTCTTTCGAATGTTTTTTTATGAGTTCTTCAAAGAGTGCCAAACTTTTTTGTGTAGGATGAAACCTATTTTTTCCACCTTGTAATGGATAATGATATATTCCATTGTCATAACTGCTATTAAATGTTGGACAACCATCTTTAACACCTAATAGTGCAATCTCTCTACAATTTGTTAAATAATTTACTTTACTATTTCTTGGTTGCGGATTAGTTTTAATCCATTCAATAAATCTAATTTGTTTAAAATTATATTTTTCTAGTAAATCTTTTAGGTTTGTAATTTTCCATAAGTCAAAGAAGATTATTAATGTGCCTCCTTTTTTTAATACTTTATAATAATGTTCAATGAATTTTTCTAAAATAGTCAAAGTAAAATCACTATCCCAATTTCCATAATCAGTTTTAACACAATATTTTTTTCCATATATTGAACCATATTTTATATAATTGTCCTTTTGTGAATCATCTTCAATATTATTTTGTTCTTTATAATTGAGCCATTGCTCTTCTGACTTAACTTCATTGATATTATGTTCTTCATTATATTTAACATTATTATAATGTTTATCTAGACCACTTGTTTTAGATATAATATATGGTGGGTCTGTTAATATTAAATCAATAGAGTTAGAGTCTAATGTTTTCAAGTATTCAAGTCCGCACATATTTTCAATAGTTATGCTAGCATTATTTATGGTTGTACTAACAATATTATTATTGCTAACGGATGCTTCGCTAACTGATGCTTCGCTAACTGATGCTTCGCTAACTGATGCTTCGCTAACTGATGCTTCGTTATTTTCGTTAGACAAACTTTCAATTAATTTAAGTAAATCATATTTACTTTTAGATTTACATTTTTTAATTCCAAGTTCTTGACATTTTATTAAAAGTTCTGACTTAGTTAATTTTGATAAGTCCATATTATTATACTATAAACAAAGTTAGTATAATAATAAATCAATTTTTAAATAAAAATGGTATGTATAATTAAAATTGAAATAGTTTTTTAAGCAAGCAAAACAAAGCATAATTAAACTATGAAATATGTTGTCGCATTTTTGTTTATGCTAATTATTACATCACACGCGATGTCATTAGGAAAGGTTTATCCTACACGTCTTCCAGTTAAGACCTTTTCGAGTCATTATATTGTAAAAACTATTTCTGAATTGCCCGAATTTGCTAATTTAATTTCAGACGTTGATAATAGTCGTCGATTTTTAGAACTTCGTGAGGGCATCAATGAAGCCAAGGCAAAGCACTTTACATTTCGGACTATGTGTGGAACTACGTATTCAAGTGTTTTTGGTAATAAATAAATGAAAAAAATTTGGATTATAATTTAATGTCTACGACTACGTCTTGCTGTTCTTTTGCCGTGTCTATGTCTTTTTTTTGAACCTTTATTTCTTCTAGCTTTAGTCTTAAATCCTTTTCCAAATATTCTTTCACTCCATGACTGGCCACTAGTGCTGGCTTGACTATACGGATTTACTGTGTGGCGAATAGGTTCTTTGCTTTTTTCACGCTTAGGTGTGTCATCACCCGAACTCGAGCTCGAACGTGAGCTTGAACGCGAAAGACGCTCTGCCTCTGCTGCCGCTTGTTTTCTCCTACAAGCGTTTCGTCTACCTTTATAACATGGCGCGCGCCATTCTGATTTTGATTCTGATTCTGACATTTGTTTATATATTAAAACAATATAAAAATAAAAATGAAAAATCACTAAATATAAAAGTATTATGTTTACTAATTATATATTAGGTTATATAAATAGTTATTCTAAAAAGTTTTAAGCAGACTCGCGTTCCCATTTATCATACGATGGTGCCATTCTTCCTAGCTCCCAGTCTGGATTTGCGTTCATAGCTTTAAGAAGTCCATCATAATCTATATCTGGTTGTGAAGTCATTTTATTTAACAACATAATATTATAATCATAAGCAAATTGAGTATATTTTCTATCTTTTGTATACTCAGCAGTCTGGCTAGCATTTCCTCTAATATTTCGGCTAGCATTTCTTTTTGCATTTTTTAAATTTGTTAATCCCTTGTCTAGTAGTGCAAGCAAGTTTTTATTAATAGCTAGTGCCAATTTTAAATGCCGTTTATATTCTTGTTTGGCCTTGTCTTGAAAATCATAACAGCCAATACTAAATCCTCTGTTGTTAAAGGCTGTATCTACTCTTGTAGTTGGCAAGCATTTAGAAGCACCAATTCCTCGTCCTTTTCTTTTTGAATATAATTTACTTCTTATT